CATCGCTGACCGACTCAAGGAGCAGCGATACAAGATCAGAGGTGTTAACTTCGGTAATAAGTCAAGGAACCCGCTGATGTGGGGCAATAAGCGCGTTGAGATGTGGGGCGCTATGAAGGAGTGGTTGCGGACAGCGAGCATCCCGAAGGAACGACTGTTGAAGGCCGACTTGACGGCTCCGAAGGTTAAGCCCGACTCAAAGGGTACGCTGTTCCTGGAGAGTAAAAAGGATATGAAGGCTCGGGGATTGGCATCGCCTGATGCCGCAGACGCGCTAGCGGTGACTTTCGCATACCCTGTAGCCCACCGCGAGGCTCGCGTTGATAAAACCCCACACCGAGCTTATGATAGGTCAATAGTTTCAATTGGATGGATGGGTCACTGATGGGCGAAATGGATACTGTTGGTAAGGTAGCAGATGGTGGCACCTCGAGAGAGGACATGCTGTCTACGATGCGGAAACGCTTGAATGTGGCTATTTCTGCACTCTCGGACAGTCGTGAGGATCAATTAGACGATCTCAAATTTTATTGCGGGTCTCCAGACAATATGTACCAGTGGCCCAGTGACGTTCTAGCCACTCGCGGCGCGGTACAGGGACAGACGATCAACGCTCGCCCCACCCTCACCATCAACAAACTCCCTCAGCACGTTCACCAGGTCACCAACGACCAGCGCCAGAATCGCCCATCGGGTAAGGTCATCCCCGCTGACGACAAGGCTGATGTCGAGGTCGCTGAGATATTCAACGGCGTAGTTCGTCATATCCAGTACATCTCGGACGCTGACGTAGCCTACGACACCGCCTGTGAGAATCAGGTGGCGTATGGCGAAGGGTACATACGAATATTGACTGACTATTGTGACGAAGGCAGTTTCGATCAGGATATCAAGATCGGACGGGTTCGCAATAGCTTCAGCGTCTACATGGACCCGTTGATCCAAGATCCTACGGGTGCTGATGCCAAGTGGTGTTTCATCACTGAGGACATCACTAAAGAGGAATACGAGTACCTGTATCCCGATGCTGCGCCGATCAGTACCCTCCAGACCCTTGGTGTAGGTGACCAGCAGATCAGCCAGTGGATTGGTCAGCACACGGTCAAGATTGCCGAGTATTTTTACGTTGACTGCAAGAAAAAGAAGCTGAACTTGTACCCGGATGCCAGCTCCGTGTTCGAAGGTACGCCTGAAGACAAGCAGTTGAAGGCCATTTATGGTAAGCCGATACGCACTCGTGAGTCCGAGATACGGAAAATCATGTGGTGCAAGACCAATGGTTACGAGATTCTCGAGGAACGCGAGTGGGCGGGTAAATGGATACCTGTCGTCCGTGTTGTCGGTAATGAGTTTGAAGTAGAGGGTCGATTGTACGTCTCTGGGCTAGTTCGTAACGCGAAAGATGCTCAGAGACTTTACAATTACTGGACATCTCAGGAAGCTGAGATGCTGGCTCTGGCTCCAAAAGCTCCATTTATCGGGTATGCGGGTCAGTTTGAGGGTTATGAGCTTCAGTGGAAGACTGCAAATACCAACAATTGGCCCTATTTGGAGGTCAATCCTGACGTTTCTGATGGTCAGGGTGGTGTTTTACCACTACCTCAGCGTTCCACCCCTCCGATGGCTCAGACGGGGCTTATTCAGGCCAAAATGGGCGCATCTGAGGACATTAAGAACACTACCGGTCAGTATGATGCTTCACTCGGTCAGGAGTCGAATGAGCGGTCTGGTAAGGCAATTCTCGCTCGCCAGCGTGAGTCTGACGTAGGCACCTATCATTATGTCGATAATCTGGCTCGTGCGGTGCGTCATGTCACCCGGCAGCTCGTTGACCTCATCCCGAAAATCTACGATACCCAGCGCATCGCTCGCATCATCGGTGAGGATGGTGAGACCAAGATGGCGAAGATTGACCCGACTCAGCAGGAGCCGGTTCGCGTCATTCAGGATCAGAACGGTGTCACCATTGAGAAGATCTACAACCCGAGTGTAGGTAAGTACGATGTAGTTGTCACCACAGGCCCGAACTACGCCACCAAGCGTCAGGAATCTCTTGAAGCGATGGCTCAGTTGTTACAGGGTAATCCAGAACTTTGGGCTGTTGCCGGTGACCTGTTCGTCAAGAACATGGATTGGCCTGGTGCTCAGGAGATGGCGAAACGGTTTGCCAAGACCATTGATCCGAAACTCACTTCCGAAGCAGATGAATCTCCCGCACTGCAAGCCGCGAATCAGCAGATTCAGGCGATGGGTCAGGAAATGGAGCAGATGCACCAGATGATCCAGAATTTCAGCAAGTCCATCGAAGTTCAGGAGCAGATACGGAAAGACTTTGAGTCGCAGATCAAGGCGTATCAGGCCGAGACTCAGCGCATCAGCGCCACGGCTGCCGGGATGACTGAGGAGCAAATTCAGGACATCGTGATGGGCACCATCGCGGCGGCGTTGGACACTGGCGACCTGATCGGCGGCGCACCTCACCGTGAGATGCCGAATGAAATGATGGAGGCTCCAGAAGCCGTTCAGGAACCAGGAGAAATAAATGAAATGCTCTGAGTTTGTCGGGATGTTGTTCCTCGCTCGGGATGTGGCGCACAGTGTCCACCTAAACACCCGCAGTTATGCCAAGCATGTGGCACTGAATGAGTTTTACACCGAGATAGTCGTACTGGCTGACGGATTTGCTGAAAGTTTTCAGGGTCGTCATGGGTTGATCGGTCCTGTATCGCTCATGTCAGCCAAAAAGACTACCAATATTGTCGAGTTTCTCAAGAACCAGCTTGAGGAGATTGAGAAGGCTCGGTATGAGATCTGCAAAAAGGACGATACCCCCATGCAGAACCTGATTGACGGTATCATTGAGCTTTATCTCTCGACACTCTATAAATTGAGGTTCCTCGCATAATGGCTAATTACAAACAACTCAACGCGACCACTCAGGTCAAAGTCGGCGCTGGTAAACTGTACGGTATTGCGGTATCGGCCACTTCTAGTGGTACTTTGACGATTTACGACACCAAGAACTCGAATACCAGTGATCCGAAAATATCCAATACCATCACGCTTGTCGCTGGTACGACTTATTTGAATTTCCCTGCGGGACTATACTTTAACAACGGTTTATATATCGTCCTTGCGAATACTGCTGAATTTACAGTAGCATACGATTAACCGTATCGGTGCGGTTCACCGAGGAATCTGAGGATTCAACATGAATGAATTAGCGGGTGAGAACCTTGCGCCAGAGCAGGATGTGACGGCTACTCCTGAACCTGAAGCTTCTTTGCCGGAAACCCCTGCTGAAGAGGAAGTCGAAACCAAACCTGAGCGAACTTTCAGTCAGGAAGAACTCGACAAAATCGTCAGCAAAAGGCTTGCTCAAGAGCAACGCAAATGGAAACGGGAGCAGGAACGGCGTGTCGCTGAGACACCACTTCCATCTGAAGCACCCTCTCTCGATAACTATGAGTCCAATGATGCCTATGTTGAAGCATTAGCTGAACACAAGGCCCAAGAACTCATCAGGAAGAGAGAAGAAGAGCGTTACCGCTCGGAAGTGATTGACGCTTATCACAATCGAGAAGAAGAGGCGCGGGATAAGTACGACGACTTTGAAGCTGTCGCTTACAACCCGAATCTCCGAATCACGGATGTGATGGCTGAGACAATCCAGTCTTCGGATATTGGTCCCGATGTGGCTTATTACCTTGGGTCTAATCCAAAGGAAGCAGAGCGCATCTCCAAACTGTCGCCCATCATGCAAGCGAAGGAGATCGGTAAGATCGAGGTGAAACTCTCGAGCGAACCGGTCACAAAGAAAACCTCTAACGCGCCAGCACCGATTGCGCCTGTGACAGCTCGTACGTCTGGATCACCCAGTTACGACACTACTGACCCACGTTCCATCAAGAACATGTCAACGTCAGAGTGGATCGAGAGAGAACGGGAACGGCAGATCAAGAAGCTGGAGGCGCAGAGATACCGCTAACTTAAACATATAGGTAACACAAGTGAGTAATTCACTTCTTACAATTGACATGATAACCCGTAAGAGTTTAGAAATTCTCGAAAACTCCTTGGTTATCTCCCGTAATGTGAACCGTCAGTACGACGACAGCTTCGCTGTTGAAGGTGCCAAGATCGGTTCTACCCTGCGTATCCGTCTGCCTGACCGCGCCCTTGTCACCGATGGTGCTGCGCTTCAGGTTCAGGATGACAACGAGCAGTACACCACTCTGACCGTAGCTTCTCAGAAGCACATCGGCATCAACTTCACCTCTGCTGAACTCACCCTTCAGTTGGATGATTTTGCAGAACGTGTTCTGAAACCTCGTATCAGCCAGTTGGCTGCCAGCATTGACGCAGACGTTTGCAATGCGTTCAGGACCATCGGCAACTCTGTCGGTACTCCTGGCACCACTCCTTCCACTTCTCTGGTACTGCTTCAGGCCCAGCAGAAGCTGAACGAGAATGCTGCTGTAATGTCACCTCGTTATGCCACTGTTAACCCTGCCGCTAATGCTGGTCTGGTTGAAGGCATGAAAGGTCTGTTCAACCCGACCGACACCGTGTCCAAGCAGTTCAAGAACGGCATGATGGGCACTGGCGTACTGGGCTTTGAAGAGATCAACATGTCTCAGTCCATCAAGCAGTTCACCACTGGCTCTCGCAGCATTACCGGCGGCACTCTGTCCGCTGCTGTAACCAGCGAAGGTGCAACCACTATCGCAATCACTGGTGCTGGCAACAACGCCACCGTCAAGGCCGGTGATGTGTTCACCGTAGCTGATTGCTACCAGGTCAACCCGCAGACCCGCGAATCAACTGGTTCTCTGTTCCAGTTTGTCGCGCTGGCTGATGTGACCCTGAACGGCTCTGGTGCGGGTAGCATCACTGTGGCCCCGATGTACTCAGCCGGTCACGCTCTGGCGACTGTTGATGTACTGCCGCAGAACGGCAAGGGTGTCATCTTCATGGGTGCTGCATCTACCCAGTACGCGCAGAACTTGGTCTACCACAAGGACGCGATTACCCTCGCAACCGCTGACCTTCTGCTGCCGCAGGGTGTGGACATGGCATCTCGTGCTGTTCACAACGGCATCTCGCTGCGTATGGTACGTCAATATGATATTAACAATGACCGGATGCCGACAAGGCTGGATGTCTTATATGGTTTTTCCACTATCCGTCCGCAGATGGCCTGCCGATTGTGGGGCTGATAGGGGCTTTAGTGTAGTGTAGGATTGACGTGTTATACTATCCTCCCACTAAACGGAGGATAGTATGGACGATACGATATGCTGCATTAAAGAGTGTGACCTTCCGGTCTTGGCATTAGGTCTATGCAATAAGCACTGGCGCAGAAACAAGAAGTTCGGTTCGCCTGTGGCGTTAAGTCGTCACAGTGGATCAAATCGAGGGTTATCTGCCGAAGATCGTTTTTGGATGGGCGTAGTCAAGTCGGAAGGTTGCTGGATTTGGAAACTGAGTAAGGATAAAAACGGCTACGGAATATTTAGAGGTGCTGTAGGAGATGAAATGTTCACTAAAGCGCATCGTTTCTCATATGCGTTGCATACGGGCGATTTGCTGATAGGAATGCAAGCTCTTCACACCTGTGATAATCCGAGTTGTGTGAACCCGGATCACCTGTTCTCTGGAACGAACGCTGACAATATGCGCGATAAGGTGCAGAAAGGTCGATCACGAGTACCAGTGGGTGAGCAAAACGGTCATGCTGTTCTTACGAGGCAACAAGTTCGGTGCATACTCAAAGACCCTAGACCATATACTGAAATCGCGACTCAGTACAATGTCGCTCCGTCCACGATAGGTAGCATTAAACAGCGAGTATCGTGGCAGCATATCGACGAAGAAGTTGTTACTTCTGTGCGTATTGGGCAACGTGGTGAAGACTGCTATGCTGCGAAAATCACAGAAGAGGATGTGCTGGCGATTCGTGCGAGTAACGAGTCAGGTAGACAATTGGCGGCTATGTACGGCGTTTCTCCTCAATCCATTACGGATATTCGGAAACGTCGGTCATGGAAGCATATTTGAAATTTTAACGAGGTTATTATTATGGCTCTTCCTAATGGTTCTGGTGGCTATCAGCTTGGCGATGGCAACCGTAATGAAGTGGTTATGGGGTACTCTGCTGTTCCTCAGACCGCAACCGCAACCGCATCCCTGAGTGCTGCCCAGATCACTGGCAACATTCTGGTTGCGAACCCTTCATCCACTGCGGCTACCTACACGCTGCCGACTGCTGCACAGATCGATGCCGCAGTACCGAGCGCCACGGTTGGTTCAACTTTCGGGTTGGTTATCGTGAACATCGGCACTGGCTCAGGCGCTGTGACTCTGAGTGTCACCGGCACCGGCATCACCGATGGTGGTAACGCTCTGACCGCAGTTGCAGTCACCTCAAGCGCACGATTCCTGTTCCGCAAAACAGGTGATGGTGCTTGGACTGTTTACCGGGTTTAATTGAGGGATACCCCCATGCCTAACACGAAAGCGATTGGTGTCGCGTACGCTGACCCGCTGTTTGACTCTGTTGAAGCAACCGATTACATCGCTGCGGAACAGATCATCTGTTCGTCACCGTCCGGTCCTGTTGTGCAGAACATGATCGCTGGTCTGTATTTCCTGACCACAGCAATCACTGCCAACTCGACCACTACGACCGCTCCGCAAGGATCGATTGCCACCACGACCAACGCTACGGGAGCCGGAAAGCTCTTCGTATCCGATGGGTCGAAATGGCAATTTGCCGTAGTCGCCTAAATGAGAAAGGGGCTTCGGCCCCTTTTTTCAAATGGAGAATTTATGCCGGTTATATATCTGAAACATCCTGTCCACGGAGTTAAAGTCGCCACGATGGAACTGGAGGCGGCGTATGATGAATCAAATGGTTGGGTGCGCTATAATCCAGAAATGCCTGACTTCTTGCAGCCGACAAATGTGCTTAATACTCGTCGGAAACGACGACAGCCTGAGGACTGATGATGATTACTTTCACTGCCGGTGACCAGATCAATGCGGCCCTGCGCCTGATTGGACAGCTTGCCGAAGGTGAAACGCCCTCTGCGGACACATCACAAGACGCACTGGCTGCAATGCAGCAAATGATCGATAGCTGGAATACCGAGGAACTATCGATCTTCTCGACACAGGATCAGGTATTCACTTGGCCCTCCAGCACCCGCTCCAGAACACTCGGACCAACGGGAGATTTCGTTGGTAATCGTCCGGTTCAGATGGACGATGCGACTTATTTCCGTGACCCATCGACCAATGTGTCGTATGGCATCAAATTCATCAATCAGCAGCAGTACGATGGTATCGCGGTCAAAACCGTGACCTCCACCTACCCCCAGGTCATGTTCACCAACATGACGTTCCCTAACATCGAGATGGTGGTCTACCCTGTTCCACTGCGAGCGTTGGAGTTCCACATCATTTCGTTTGAGGAACTCGCCAAACCCGAGAACCTGTCCACTGTGATCGCGTTTCCTCCGGGCTACCTGAGAGCGTTCAAGTACAACCTTGCATGTGAGATCGCTGCTGAGTTTGGTGTAGAGCCACCTCCTACGGTGCAGCGGATTGCGCTTACAAGCAA